TGCTTTAGTTATAATAAAATCTAATTCTTTTAATTGACCTTCTTCTATTACAGATTCTTTGTTACCTATAAGTTTAGTCAAGTCTTTTATTAAACCAAAATCACTTTCAGTAATAACACCCTTTTGACGTATTTCATTAGCTATATCTAAAACATGTTTTACTTTTAAACCACTTACATCTTCGCCTTTAACACTTTTAATTGTTTCAGACATTGCTCTAAATACAGGTTCTGGTAAAGGAGTGTCGGCTTCTTCAACATATAAAGACTCCTCTCTTATTTCATTAAACTTATTTACAGCTGATATAACATCGTCTTTAGTAAAACCTAACTCATCTTTAAATGTTTCAAATACATTTTTTACTTGATCGTCTAAAGTTTGAATACTTTCTACTTCTTCTTTCCTATAGTCTTTAAATAAATCTTTAGGGTTTGCAAGTTTTTCTTTTACATTACCTATAGCTGAAACTAAATCTTCTGGTTCTGTTAATGTTTTAAATAAATTATCTTCTAATTCTTGTTTAAACTCAAATTCAGGATTTATTAACTCTCCTTCTTTTAATAGCACATCCAATAAAGCTCTAGCTTGTTCAGGTGATTCAGCTTTATCTAATACATTTTCTGCCTTATACTCTTTATCCTTTAGGTTGTTTTCTATTTCTAAAGCTTTTTCTGCCGTAAATCCTACATCTCGTTTCATTACAAGACTTGCTACGTTTTTACCAGCAAAGTTTTTATACATATTTCCAATCTTACTATCAGAAATATAATTGTTTACTTTTTTAAGAAAATCAGATTGCTTTATGCTTTCAAAAGACTTAGATATACTTTGATTTGTACTAGCAGCTTTTATGTCTTCAAAATAATCTAAAACATAATTTTTAGTCTTTTTAGGTAATCCTTCTGATATGTTTTTCAATAACGTTTCATAAGATTCTAAATCAGAGTACTTTAATTTTTTTTGTGTTGTACGTATATTTTTTAATAAGTTTCCCGATTCTTTTTTAAAGTCGGCAATATCTTTGATATAAGCTTCGTCTACTCTACCTTCTAGTTGACGCTCAATACTTTCTATAGATCTATAGTTATCCTGTAAACGCCATGCTTGCATAAATGCATTACTATCAGCATTAGGTAAGGTTTTAACCCATTCAAGCATCCTATCAGAATTTAACTTTATATTGTCAAAATCTGCTTGTTCTATTTTACCAGATTTTACATATTGCTCTATGCCGTTCAAATATTTTTTATAGCCATTTTGTAATTTAAGCTCATCTATTTCTCCCTTTTCATTACGGCTTTTTAAAACAAGACCTCTAAGTTCTTGTGCTTTAATATTGTCAAATGCTACACCTAGTTTTTCGTTTTTCCAGTTTTGGTATTGTTTACCTAAACCAGTTTTAGGAGCCATTGGATTTACGCCTGCTGCTGTCGCTGCTGCTCCTGCTGGAGCTAAAAAGGCTTTGTTAAAGCCATGACCTATAAATCCAAATAAAGCAGATCCTAGAAAGTCTTTTCCTCTTTGATTAATACCTTCAGCTGTTGTGTAATATTTTTCAGCATCAAACTTTCTAACATTAGAATCTTTATATAAATCAAAATGATCAATAACTACATCATTTATTGCTTTTGAAGCATAGTCATATTCGGTAAAAGATCCCAACATTGCTCCAGACCTAAGACTTTCATTGCCAAAACTTTTAATGTCTTTAACAACATTATTAAAAAAGTTTCTAGCATTGTTTTTATTTGCCTGAATAACCATGTCATTAATAACATCTACAGTTTTACCTTTGCCTTTAAACTTTTTAATAGCTTCTAATGCAGCTTTTTTACTTCCATTACCTATTTTTTCCATTATAGATTTAGGAATTAAACCAGGTGCAGTACCAGTTAAAGCTTTACCTGTAACTAAAGGCATACCTACGCCAAACAAAGCTGTCATACCTCCAGCGTAAGCTTGTGCAAAACCTAATCTATGTTGAGGATCTAAACCTGCTTCTTTAGCTGCCTGATATCCCATTTGATAACCCATACCAGACATAGTAACAGCATTGTTCATCATTGCTGTACCTCGTAATGCTTGTGCGCCTAATCCTAAAGATCTACCTACAGCAGTTACTCCAGAGCCGCCAGCTATCATTGGTAATACATATCCTAAAAAATGACCAAACTGACCAGCAGCATAATTCTTATTAAAGTTTTCATCAAAAGGATTCATAGTCATTTGATCCTCTTGACCTTTAAAATATGACTTATAATACCAATCTGATTGTTTTAATTTTTCCATTGAATCATCAATAGCTTTTATCCATGATTCTTCATCTTTGGCATCTACCACTAAATCCCTTGCAAACGCTGGCGCACTTGCTAATGCTGCCATGCCTTCTAATGCACCATTATAAACTGATCCAGCATATTCTTCAAACCAAACATCGTCAGTTGCTCCTACCTCTTGTAATGTAGCTGGTCTAGCATTATTTAAAGCCTCATAATAACCTATTGGTTTTATATCTTGTGCTTGATCCCATCCACTTGATTGTTGTTCTGGTTGTGGTTGATTATTAGTAGCTTGGCTATTGTTAGGGTTTGCCGTTGGTGCTTGGTTATAAATGCCGTTTGCCATTAATTAAGGATTTATAAATTGAGATTGATTATATGTAAAAATATCGGATTCGTCTAAATTAAGAAAATTATCAAAAAAACCTTGCCCATAATCTGCCATATATGGATTCTTTAAAAACATATTTTGCATTTGCATTTGTGCATATTCTTGACTTGTAACATCTGGTTTTACTGTTTTAGAAAAAATATTTTGTAACACAGATTGATCAGGAACAGGCATATACATTTCAAATCTATATCTGTCACCATCTAATTGATCTATATTAGTTTGGGCTTCATCTAACACATCTTCTCCTATCCCAAAACTAGTAGCTAACCCCATATCCTCTAAAATATTATCAGGAACATTTACTCTTACTTTTAAATAACCTCTTCTATCTTTTGCTTCACCTGTAAATTGTCCAGGAAAATTTTCTTCTCTAAGTATTTGAACAAAACTAGGATCAGCTTCAACATCTAAAAACTTAATGTCTTTATTATTTAAATCAATTTGCCTTAAACTACCATCATTGTTTTTCATAAATGCTGGCAAATTTTTCTTTTGCCAATCACCTAAATCCATGCGTTTTTCTTTTTGATCATAGTTATATAGCTCCATAAAGTTTTTATACATTGCTTTATCTGTAAACTGAATATTAGACATTTTTTCTGTTATTCTTTCATAACGTTTATTTGGATCTAATATAGCTTCATTAGTAACTTCTGCTTTACTTCCAGGATCTATAGTATAATAAAATGCATCTTGATCATCTCTAGCTTGTTCACCCTGCAAGTATTGAGCTTGATAATGTTTTAATGCATTTTGATTTTGTAATATTGCTTTTAAACCATTTTGTTTAGCTCGTTGCATAGCTAAAGCATTTTTATCAATACCATATTGATATTGAGTATATTCTGAATTACCTACTCTAGATTTTTCAGCTTGAATATTAGCTAATAAAGGATTTTGACCTTTTAACATATAAAAATTTTGTAATTCATCTACACTTACAAAACCTGGAGATAAAGGATTTCTAGGATTAGGTATTCTACTAAACATTGAAGGATCTAAAGGTATTGGTCTTTCTGCGCCTTGCCATTGTAGTTTTTCCCTTTGACCAGCTTCATATTCATCTAATTGCTGTTGAAATGTAACTAATCTATTTTGACCATTTTCATCTTGTTCTACAATAGGTACAGCAAGTTTACCTTGATTTATAGCATCTTGATAATCTTTGTTTATTTTTCTATTATTAAGAGTAGTGTTTAACTCTTCACTAGTTTTAATATTAGTATAATACTTTCTAAGATCGGTAAGACCTCCACTATTAATATACCTATTAGCATCACCACCAGAATTACGTATACCCATTATAATACGTTCTTCTTCTTTTTTTATGCGTTCTAACAATGCTTGCTTATCTCTTTCTAAACCTTCTGTTTGATCAAACTCAGTAAGACTTTTACTAATAGCTTGTTCTGCCTGTAAGCGTTGTTGATTTTGCCGTTCAGTCATTCTGTTAAGCTCAGACAAATAAGACATGTTTTGTTGCGCTACAGCAGCCTGTTTATCAAACTGTGGTCTTACTCTTAATGCATTATATACACTATAATTTACTGCCATTGTTTATGGATTTATTAATGCTTGTAATATTTCTTCTTGTGTTTTTCCTGATTGATTATCTCTAAATGCTTTTTGTTGGTCAGGACTCATAGCTTGAAAACTTGCTATTGCTTGATTTTGTTGATCTATAAAATCAGCTTGTTGCATATTTGCGCTAGTAGCCATTTCTCCAGCTCTTACATTAGAAATTATATTTTTAATTGTAGCTTCTTGTAAAGCTTGGTAAGGAGTACCTTCTCCAAAAGTTCTTTGATAACCCATATAATCTTGAAAGCCTTGTATTCCAGCCTGTGCAGTTTGTGCTGCGGCTTGAGTACGTTGTTGTGTTTCTTGATAGTCTGGCATAAACTGAGTACGATATCTAAGGTCATTTAAATACTTTTGCATATTCATAGCCTTATCTTCATAACGCTCTCTAGTTTTTTGGTCTAATATATCTATATTAAGTTTTTGCTTTTGTGTTTGCCGTTGCAATTGTGGTGCTATACCTAATATTTGTCCACTAGATAATCCACTTTTAGTCATAGCGTTCATAGCTGATCTTTCAGCATCTGTAGCATCACTAAGCATTTTAGATTTTTCTTCTGCCGTTAATCCTGTTTGCGCTCTTTGATTTAAATTTTTAGCTTGATCTATAAGTTCTTGACTTATCATAAATCTTGGCATTGGCTCTGCCGCACCCTTAATACCGCCTACTACTTGTGCGATATTAACAGCATTATCTAATAATGATTGTCTAAACTTTTGACCAGTAGTTCTATCATCTTGAAATAAATCTTCATAAGTTGTTGTAGCCTCTCCAGTAAAACTAGGATCATAATCTTTTAATGATTGAAGAAAATCTTTATTAGCATCATCTTCTGCTTTTTTAGCTGCAATTTGCATTGCTTGTGCTGCCTTATCTTCTTCATCTTGTTTTTTAACAGGAGATATTTTTTGAGCGGCTAATTGTACTTGTTGTCCACTAGGTACTTTATTAGGATCTACAGCAGCTCCTGTAGCTGTAAGATTATCTTGACTTGGAGAAACTAAATTTAAAGTTTTATTTATGTCTTGTTGATATTTAGCTTGTTTGCCAGTACGAGGATTAATATATTGATTTCTAAACTCATTATAAGCTTTATTAGTAGAAGCTAACGATACATTTTTTCCTCTGTCATCCTGCAATAAATCTTCTAGCTGTGTATCTTGAAATTTAGTATCTTCTATTCCTAATACATTTTTAATAATTTCTTCTCCACTACCTTCTAAAGACATAAACGCTTCAGACGTTAAAGCATCTAAAAGAAAATCAGCGTCTTCTTTTGATAAGTTTTTATTTTTAAATGAATCAGAGTCAGCTATTCTTTTACGAATTTTATCATAAAGTAATTTAGTGTTTTCGGTATCATCACCAAAACCTGTTCTTCTATTTACTTTAGATTCATCTGCATAATAAAAATCTTCAAATTCTTGCTTTAATGATTCATTAGCTAGTTTTCTATCTTCATCTGTTATGCTACTATAAATTTTTCCAGAAGCTGTAGAATGTATAGGACTGCTTATGTAATCTATTTCATCTTGCAACTGTTTAATTTGATCTTCTACATTTTGTTTTAAACGAGATGCCTTACGATGTTCTGGAGATGCTGTAGTTGTACCTTTTATTTGATCAGAATACTTTTGTTTTTCTTTTTCTAATTCTTCTATTTGTTTTTGCCGATTACCTATTTCTTTAGATGCAAGATTTCTTTTTTCTTTTTCTTTTAATTCCTCACTTCCTACTGTATCTGCTTCTAATGTAGTTTCAATTTCTTTTTCTTGTTTAACCGTAGGACTTTTTTCTACTTCTCCAATTTTTTCTCCTTTTGCATTAACTATATTAAATCCTTCTTCTATTTCAAAAGGATTTACAGGAGTTTCGGTTTGAACAGGAGTAGTTGAAAAATTAGAAAAATCTATATCATTAGGTTGAGAAGTTCCAAAAAGATGTTTATACATTACACCATCTTCTCTTTTAATTTGGTTTGCTGATACTTTATTCCATACATCTTGTGTTATTTCTGATATATATGTATCTGCAAATTCTCCTAAACCTAAATCTTTAGCAGTATAACCTGCATTACTATATAAAGATAAAGCCTCATCTAAAGTCATGCCATCTACAGGTTGACCTCCATATGTGTTTTTTGAAGTAACAAAATTCCAAAAACCTAACTTAGCAGCCATGCCATCTTCTAAGTTTTTAAATTTTATAAACTGACCATCTTGGTTAGATGATCCTGCTTCAATTTCATATCCTTGATCTAACAAATATTTAGCATATCCTGATGGAGTTTTACTTAAATTACCTTGCTTATCTTTAGAATAATACATTATATTTCCTGGGTTATTATTCTTTAATGCAGCATTATTAGGATTTGCTTTTATCATTTGTTGAGTTATGCTTGCTATTTTACCACCTGCTTCCATAAACTGTTCATAAGACATTGTATTATTCATTGCAGCAAACTGATTTAAAGTTTCCATTTCTTTAGGAGATAGCACAAATGGTAATTCATTATTGTATTGATTAAATACTTTCATGCCTTGTTCAGCATACATAGGAGGTCTACTATCTTGTGTTTGCATAGCTCCCTTAATAAACTTACCTAGCTTTTCAAATTTATTTTGCTTAGATAATGATTCTATTTTTGCCGTATCTTCTCTACTAAAGATTCTTTCACCACCTTCAGCTTCTATTTTAATACCGCCTTCGCTATGTCTAGCTCCATGTAATTTTTGAGTATTCATTGTGTTAATATATCTAATTGATCTAAATATGAAACTTTTCCTCCATTTTTAAAAGAAACTTTTCTATAAAAGTTATCTATTTTTTCTGCTGGTATTCTTCCATATATTTCAAAAGGATTGCCTTCTAAGCCTCTAACACCTAAAGCTCCTTTTTGAATATATTCAGGAAAATCATATTTGTCATAATAAGAATAATATTCATTTCCCGATTCATCTAATCCTTTGCTAACTGTAAAATTTCCTAATCCTGACCAGATATTATATGGATAATAACTGCTTCTCATATTTTTAGGCTTATAACTTTCATCAAATTCCCCTGGCAGATCTCCTATTTCGCTAAAATTTTTACTTTCTCCTACTTTTAACCTATTACCAACTAATGATGATATTATTGATTTTTCAAACTCTTCATCTAAAGAATAATATTGATCATTAGGATTTTTACTTTTAGAAGGTTTGTATTTTGAAGGTTTTAAATATTGAGATTCTTTATTTATTCCTAAATATTGTTTATACATTTCTTCACCTCTTGGATCTGTCATTGCTGTTCTTAAAGGAACATCTTCATCAGTATCTATTTTTAATGCGTTTACATAGTTTCCCAAATCAGTATAACCAGTAGGAGCAATTAAATTGTAAACTCTTTCTGCCCTTGTCATTTCTTTTTTAGGAGGATCTACTTTACCGCCATTTTCAAAGTTGTATGTTGCTCTAACGCCACCACCTACATTTGTTCCAAAAGAATTAATACCAATATTAGCATAAGGAGCAATATTTAATCTATCATTAGGATTTATATCTGCTGATAAATTAATATTTCCTTGACCAGATAAACCTTGACTAGATAATGTAGCTGAAGCATCATATCCTAAATTAGCAGAACCTATATCACCTAAAGGCATGTATCCTTGACCTTGTACTCCTAAAGTGCCTGTAAAGCCAGAAACAATATCTTTAATATTTGGTGTTCTTTCAAAAGGTCTATTGTATCCCAATCTAGAATAAGTATTCATATTAATACTAGCATCAGGAGTTTCTTGAGATCGTTGTAAATTTAAATTTTGAATTTTAATATCCTCTAAATAATTTTCAGCATAACTATAAGGATCTTTAGGAACTTTCATTCCATCTTTTGCATATAAAGGATTTATCTGAGCTGTGCTTTGTGCTTGTAAAAAACGTTTTTCTTGTTCTTGTCTTATAGCCTCTTGCTCTCTTTCTGATTTTTGGCTTTTTGCCGTTCCTACTATATCTCCTACTCCTTGTAATATCATAGGAACACCCTGTATTGGATTTCCTGATAATGTTAAACCTACACCTACACCAGTTTGTGCAACACCAGAGCCATATTCTAAAACATTACTAGCTGTACTTCCTTCTGGAGCTAACATAGAAGCTAGTTCTGCCGTTGCTCCTATTCCTCCAGCAACATATCCAGCAGTTGAACCTGCGGCTGCTAAAGCTTCTCTATTGGCTATTGTATCTTCTGCTTGCTTTATAGCATCAAACGACTGATATACTGGTAGACTACTCATTATACTCTTCTTGAAATTCTATATTTTGTTTCTAAAGTATTTAATACTACATCTTTATCTGATGCATTATCAAATATTAATTTTACCGATACCCACCTACCTCTTAATCTATTTGGATCATTTACTGCCCTCATTGGCATACGGTAAAAATCTTCTCTGTACTTAGCTCTAGTATCAGAAGATAAAGTTAAAGTCTGTGTATCTGACTCTGTAGTCATTACAACGCTACTCAATCTATCATAACCAGTTCTATTTACGCTTAATACCAAGTTGTCAAATACTTTACTTAATTGTGATAAATCATTGACTATAATTTCTATTGTACTATCATAATTAGTACCGAAAAAATTACATTCAATATCTTCATTATAAATATACACATTTTTTACAGCATCAGCAGATAAAGCTGTAGTTTCAGTATTAGCTCTGTCACTATAAAAATTATCTCCAAAACTAAACCACATATTAGGAACAGCAGTTAAAAAACTTGTAAACACCCCTAAGTAATTATTGTAAACTAAAGTAGTTCCTACTTTTGTCAAGTTAGATGCAGATCTTCCTGTTTCTGATAAAAACGTTTTAGTATGTGCAGATAGGTTTGCATATGGAGCAACAAACGTAAAGTAAACTTCTTGATTTTTAAAGTCATAACCAGCATGTATGTCGCCTTGCTTGTAAAAATCTTGTGCTATTGTTTCTATATAGTCATGTAATCCTTTAACATCGCTTAAAAGCTGGAAATTACCGCCATTAAAGCTACAAACCTTACCATTGGTAGCATCTACCCAAAACAATGTCCTACCATCTCCTGTGAGGCTAAATTGGCTTTTATTCCCATATTGTGTAGACACGTAATCTATACGATTCATAAAGTCTGCATCTCCTATTACTAAGCTTGTATTGCCTGAACCTAATACAGCTCTATCTTTTACTGGTAGTCTACCAAATGCATTTTCTTGAAATGATATAAGCATATCACTTGCTTCACCATTAGATGTTATTTCACCATGATTACCTTCAAGGTCTAACTTATTAGCTATTGGAAATCTTGAAAAGTTATCTATTAACTCTCCATGTGTTTTAGATAATGACCAAATCCAAGAATATGGAAATCTTAAAAACTGTCTATAGTTTACAGATTTTACCGTTTTTCTAAATTCACTATTATCAAAATGCCCTAATCCTGTATCTGTAAATTGTTCTGTTTTTGGAGAATGACAAGAAGTTTCTGCAACTAATAATCCATCAGCAAACGAAGATAATCCTGATCTTGGCTCACCTTCTTCTGTTTCATATTGAGATTTAGTTCCAACACCAGCAAAGCCATCTTCTGTTCTATGTAACATAAAATTAAACTTAGACTCCATTGGAAAAACTGCACTTGCAGCAAAGTCATAATAATAATCTACGCTTGAATGTGTTTGCTTTGAAGGCGTTGCACAATCTGCACCATACATATATCTAGGTATCATTTGAGTATATGCAAATAAATCTAAGTAACAATCACCACCAAATGTTTCTCTTCCATCTAAAATGTAATTACCACCACTATGTATTTTAGTTTTAACATCAGCGTTTATAGCAGTAAACTCACCTATAGATTCATAATTTGTAGCGGCAAAACTAGATTCGCTTATTCCATTATAAGTACCACCACCATCTCTATATATAGAAGCTATAGGAAACTCAATCATATAATCTTTATTGGCAGATCCTAAGTTTCTATTTTGTTTAGCTAATACAAAATCTTCTACAGTAATAATAACATTATCATTAGCACCATAAGCATGAGATTCTAAATTATTAAACTCTGCAAAACCTTGATAGGCTGTTCCAGTAGAAGAATCTTTTAATGATTCTGCCGATGAATTATCTCCTTGATAATAATTTCTAAATATGTAATCACTATTGCTAGGGTCATAAGCAGCAACACTATTTCCAGAACCAGCTTTGGCAAAAGATTTTAATGTAGTTGTACCATATAATGCTGTAGTTGTAAATGCACTACCATTATAATCTGTCATAAAATTACGATAAGAATCAAGACTGTCATTATAAAGCTTTACATAAAAATGGTCATTAGCATTACTAGCAGAGCCTAGTTCTATTTGAGCTTGTGATCCAGCAGACACTCCTGATTGCCATAATGATCCCTCTAGTCTTACTTTATCATTAGCAGCTATACTATAGTCATCTGACATCATTAAATCAGGAGCTATTAAATTAAATGTTTTAGATCTATAATACATTATATTTCCACCACCAGCTTTAGTAAAACTTTGACTGCCACCACTTGTAGGAAGTATTGCTTGCATACCATTACTTGCTGTATATGTTGTGCTATTGTGTATATAGTAGAATGTAGGAGTTGGGTATGTGCCGCCAGTTATAGATCCAGTATTTCTATACACAGTTGGTAACATTAATCCTCTACCAATAGATTTAGGATCTCTAGCTGATCTTACTATTTCAAAACCACTTATGTCATCAATAACATTTGAAAGATCTATATTGTCTATCATTAATCCCATTATACGTATAGCTCCTTCTGCGCCTACATGAACACCAGGAACATCTGTAGGAGCATTATTGCCAGGAGTTATATCGTATCTATATTCATTTCCAAAAGTTAAAGATCCTTGATACTCTAAAGGATATGCAGTAACGTTACCAAGTTCGCTATATTTAGATGGAGAGTTAGCACCAGCTCCAGATAATCCAACAGGAGTATTATATACAGTTGTAGTTCCCGATGGAGTTCCTTGATTTTTGACTGTATAATCACAATTACCTGTAGCATCTCCATGTATTTCAGGCATTGTTATATCAGCTATATGTTGAACAAATCCAGGTTTTCCTTTTTTATCATACAATACTATTCCTATACGATATGTTTCACCACGAAAATATCCACTAAAAGATGTTTCTATTTGTAAACTTTTATAGTTTCTATATGTACTTCTAGAATACAAAGTGTTACTATCTAACCTATTGTCTGTTCTATTTTTGTACATTGTTTTCCATAAAGTTGTTGTTTTAGTATTATGATGCATAATCGGCAAACTATTTACATTGTCTGTCGGATCTGAGTGCATTAATCTAAAATGTGGCTTTACAGCTATTCCATTTAATTGAGCTTGAGTAAGCTCTAAAGGTTTTCTTTCTTTATAATTTGCTGCTAAAAATGTTTTATTTTTTATAGCTATTGTTTTAGCTTTTTCTACTGGTATATATTGTTGTTGTAATTCTAATGTAGTTATAGCATCACCTGTATTAGATATATGCTCTACTTTATGTATTTCGCTGCCAACACCAATAATATTATCGCCATATAAACCTTTATAAAATATTTTAGCTTCTTGTGCTATAAGTTCTGTACTATAATAAACATAAGCTACTTCGTAATAAAAATATCTATCATCAGGTATATAAACATATAAACAATTTCCTTTGCTAGTTTCTTCACCTACACTAGTAAAATGATATTTATTCATATTAGTAGCATCATGATCTGAATCAACTATAGACATTTTATTAGTAACAGGATGCCAATTAGAAGTTTTACCATCAAAAGTTAACATTCTATATGAATACATATACTGTCCAGACTTTAAAGTTCCTGGAACAAGCTCATAATGCTCTATATGCCCCATTTGCAAATCAGGCTCTAAAGACATATTATGTACAGAGTAAAAATTTTGCATTTTAACTCCATTAGATAATGTTGCTGTATAAGTAGTAGCAGCATAATCAAATCCTGAAGTGTATTTTTCTACATAATAAAATAAACCTAAATTAAAACTTCGTATTTCATTTTTATTATCTGTCCAATAAATACGCTCTATTATAACTTCATTTTCTTCTGTACCAGAACCAACATACGTAGTAGGATCTTCAGATACTTCTGCATGAGATTTTACTTCACATAATTCTGTTAAATTTAATCTATCACTATTTGGATCTTTTTCATCATTAAAAATAGTCTTATATGTATGTGTGGTTTTATCATTACCAGCAAATGTAACTAATCCTATTTCACTATATGTTCCATTATAACTAAGTACTACTAGTTTGTTGTTTATTTCTACCGCTCCTTTTAACAAATAATTTGATTGTAAAGAAAACGCTATTTCATTTCCATTTGAATTACACCATGCGTAATTGCCAGGATCTACAGAAGTACCAGGATCTACACCTTTAAATATTATTCTTCCATTCTTAGATAGCTTATATGTGTTTTTACCCATATTAGAATATCCAGAATCTCTAGACATACCTTTACTAAATGTGTTAAATGCAGATCTCATTAATTCAAATTTATATCTAATTTATCTTCTATCTGAACTGTATAATGCAAAATTACAGTTTCTTTTGGTATACCCCCAGATACTTCCATAAATATAAAACGTTCATTAGCTTCTGTTAGAATCAAACTATCATATATTTCATCATCAAACACTAATAACATTTTTTTATCTTCTAATATTATTTTCTGATACCCTTCCATGGTGTCATATTGTTCCATATTGACGCTAATCTTTCTGCTTCACCTCTGCTTGGCATAGTATTATTGCCTCTAGCTCTGGCACATTGTTGATACCAGCGAGATTCTTGATCTTTATATATTTGATATGGAACTTTGCCGCTAACTGCTCTACTTTGTAAATAAAGGTATTTACAGTAAGATGTAGCTGCTTCTAAATGACTTATGTCTACAGTAATATCTCCCTCTTCATCTACAGGAAAAGCAAAGTAACTAATACCTACACTACCATTTTCTGCTGTCAAATATATATATCCATTTTCAACATTATATTTTGTAATTGTAGCAGATGGAGGATCAACTAAGTTATCTAAGCTTTGCATGCTTCTACGATCTGCTAAATTAGCATCATCATTAGAAGTAATTCTAAATGATCTAGTACTTATTTCAGGATAATCATCTCCTATTTTTAAATCTATAAGCTTATAAAAGTCATGTGGTAGTTCAGCTTTATAGTTTTTGTATGGAACAACACATTCTTTTCTTACAAAAGATTCTTTAGTACCAATAAAAACCAATGCTTCTCTGCACCATTCTGCAACAGCATTTATAATTCTGTTAGGATTATCAACATCAAAGTCCCTAACTAATTGAGCTGCTATTGTTTTTGAGCTAATTCGTTTCATTTAGAATCCATTTATTACCATCAGGATGTGGACATTGCACTAAGTTGCCATCTATGTTTGTGTGTAACCAAGACTTAACAAACATAAAACAGCCGCAAACACCACACCTTTGGGTAGATTTTTTAAATTTATCACAGCTTGTACAAACTGTAATTCTTTTATCGTAAGTTTTTTTGTCAACTAGTACTTTCATAAACTTGGTATTCTTTATTCAGCTGATTTAAATTATATAAATATTTCTTTTTATAATAGTTGTCTAAAACTATTTTATAATTACCATGTTTTGTTTTCCACTTCATCCTATAAAACACATAGTCTAAATTATGTGTTCTAACTGGATTACCTCGTTTATTAAGTAATAGCTTTGTATGTGGATGACCTATAACTTGCAACTTTCCAAAGTTTTTTAAAAAGTCTTTACCATTATAGGAGTCTATAGATTCTTTTATGACTAAATCTAAATAAGTGTTAACTATCTTTCTGAACTCTCTAAAGTTAATACGCATATTGCCTTTGGGTTTAATTTTATCATAGTCAGCGTTTAATTCTTTTTCTACCGATAAATATAAATCTCCATAATTTGCATACTTACTTCTGGTATCCCGATAGTCTTGCATTATCTATATTGTCATTATCTAAATCATCTAATACTCTTTCAGACATATTAAGTTCATTTTTCATAATTAATCCAACTAACTTTGGTATTAATATATCTGGAATAGGAAAATTGTCTGTTTCTATATTAAAACATCCACAACTTCCTGCGCTATTACAATGATCTACTTTTGTAGGATCTTCAAATATGCCTCTTACGTTAACATATTTAATTCTATAGTTTTTAGGATATACAACATATAGTGTTGTGCCGTTCCTAAAAGCTCTAGGCTTAACCTTAGATAATAATCTATGTTTGTATACAGATTCTTGTTCTGCATTAATAATATCAAATGGCTGTTGTTTACCAATTGCTCCAACATATATTAATCCTCTATCTTTTGGTAAATCTACTAAAGTAGGTATTGTTGCTTTTTTAACGTTACAGTCATACTCTACACTAGATAAAGTACCTGCACATTCTGCTACATCTGCTGTGCTTAATTCAACACAACCCAAGTCTTGTATTAAGTCTGGGTGGTAAATTTTGCCAAAATCTGTAGCTTCTGGAATTAAGAAATTTCTATAATACTTAATCCAGTAATCAACCAATCTGCTAGAGAGGCGAGAGTCATCCGAAGCGACTCCCCCTCCCTTTGCAGTATTGATGATTGAATAACGTATTTCGTTTAATAACATTATTCAGAAATTAATTAGCTAATTACAGCACCCCACTCATCATCAGCAATCTTTTTCAAGATAGCCATAGAATCAACTGGAACGTCTAAAGTAGCTGCGTTATTAATATTTTCAGATCCTGATGCTTTAATTTTTAAAACATTAGAACCGCTATTATTAAAGATAGCAACCTCAGATCCATGAGGAAATTCTTCTGGTAACTTAACAAAATTATCAGCAGCAGCAGCAGTATCTACATAAAATACTTTTCCTCCAACATATATATTGCCAGTTCTTGCAGAAGCTCCAGTAGCCTCAGAAGTAAGAGCTAATCTAAAAATATCTCCAGCAGCACCAACAGAAACTCCTACTGAACGTAGTTTTTGTGCAGTAAATGCAGCGTGAGTAATTCCAGATTTAATCCAAAAAGTAATTTGCTTTCTGTCAGAGCCTTCACCTTTTAAATAAAAAGTAACCTCATCATACTCTGCACCACTTTCAGCTGTACCTTTAAAGTCTACACCTTTAGCATCATCTAATCTTTGAACTTGAGTGTATTGACCAAAAGGAACTACTCTTGCAGCACCAGCAGCTTGAGCAAAACCAGAGTCAGCACCATCTTTAGCAACTTTTACTTCAAGAATATCGCCTTCTCCAGCAACTTCGCCTGTAGCAGTTTCTAAAGTAATTCTAACGTCAGCACTATTAGCTACAGCAGAAACTCCTGAAAGTTTGTTAATAGCAGCAGCAAGTTCAGTAGCTGTAGTAGTAGCAGTAGCACTAGAAGCAATAATAGAAGCAGAAACTCTTTCAAGTTCTACACCTAAAGCTCTTTTAATAACAAGAGTAGCTTTATACTCTGCACCAGCAGTAGAAGAACCAACAGTAACGTCAAGTCTTTCATTTGTACCAGCAGCAGAAGCTTTATATTTTACTCTTTCAATAAGATCGGCATCAACGCCAGAGATTTCTGAGGTAAAATCTACCTCACCATCTTTTACTTGTAACGAATCAAGTTTAGCTGCATCAGCAATTACTTGATAAGTATCTAAATGAATTGTCTTTTTCATTTTTTAAAATATTTAACAGTTTTATTTAATGTTTTCTCGGTAATTAAAAGTTTCAACTTGTGTACGAAATTGATTCTCCACATTTGAAAGCATATTCTTTTCAGCAATATCAAGAATTAATCTATGTGTTTGTACAGGCAATTCTATTGTATCACTAGCATCATTAACCTTATCTATAAGAACAGGCTGTTTTAAGTAGTCCATGACTACTGCTAATGGATTAGAATCGCTTTGTATTTCTACATATCTTCTTGATCCGATATCACCAGCTACCCTGTAAACAGGATAACCATCGGTTGGCTTATTAAAAGGATCGTCACTCAAAGAGTACCAATCATCATGTTGTATAGGCTTAATACTATTCATTACAGATTGAGAGTATGTTACCGTTCCACTAGAACCAGTTTCTATAAGTTCTTCTTGCTGCTCAAATAAATCATATTTGGTTGCAGGATCAGAATCACTTATAGGAGTAGGATCATCTGAATTGGTTAAACTTCTATCGTAATCTAAAACAATATTAGCACCATTACATGTATCTTTAAATATGCCAGCCATATTAAGAATATACATAAATCTAGGAACACCTTCTAATTTAAAAAACTTCCTATCACCAGAACTAGTAGAACCAGTTTTAACTACTACACGCCTTACTAAAGGTGCAATATCTTGTCTAGCTTTTTCATTACGCTCAAACTCTTTATAGCGAGTAAGAACAAATTCATATAAAGCATCATTAAGAAATGCGTCTTTTTCTGCGTCAGTAAAATATGCTGTGCCAGTTTTATCTAGCCGCCTATCTAATTCTGTGTGAAATTCAGTATTTGTCATTATTTAATCTTCCTTAATTCTTTGTTTATGGATGGAATCAAATCAGCATTTTCTTTAGTTTTAAGAAACTCTACAGCTTGCTCAAAATTAATTCCCATGTTGTGTTCATTCCACATCCATACACCAGCTTTGTTTACTTTAAATATACCTTTTTCTTGACCAGTTTTAAGCATCTCCTTAAAGTTTCTATCTTTATCGCTCCACTCGCTAATTACGCTTTCTGGTGCTTTATCAGCATACTCAAACAACGCATTTTTAAGTGAATCTTCAGATATATTAAGTGTACTTAATCCTAGCACTCTTGCAAATTTCGCAAGCTTAGTACCTTGCAACGGATCTATGATCGCATAAGCTTTTGTCAATAAACGCTTGTGTAATAAACTTGTGTCTACACGTTCTCTTTCATTAACTATTTTTAAGCGAGCAGAAGAACCTACGACCATCGGGTGAGATTTAAGCCATTCGTAAACGGCTAAATCCACCTGATTGTCTAAGTTTAACGTTACTTCTGAAAGCGAGTCCCAGTTATAACGTATTGTCATTTCCTCTCCACTTAACGGATTAGTTAATATATGTAAAGAACCATAATCACCATGATATCTAGACATAAGCGTATATATACCAGCTTTTCTTGGATTGCTTGGTCTAACCTTTACTATGTTTCCTGTCATTTCCATTTCATTATTATTTTACATTGCTTTAAACATATTCTAAAATTCCGCAAGATTTAGGGTTTCTTAAAATGATACCACTTTGAGATAAGTACTCAACACCGAAGCTATCTTTAGCAGTAGATGCTTTGATAGACTTAGGATCAAACGGATCAATCATACCAGGAATATACTTGTGTACGAATGCTCTGTTGTGACCACCTTCTCCTTTTACGATAGACTCTAAGTTAGAAACACCTTCAGGAAGCGTAGATGTGTTAATAAACGCCATCTTGTACGATTCTTTAGGTAATCCATCTGGAGCTAAATCGTGGTGTAAGTTAGGATCATCAAAAATTGGAGTATGAACCAATGTCATTTTAAGTCCCATTGCGTGGTAAGTCATGAAGTTGCTACCTAATTCTACTTCTGCGCCAGCACCAGCATCATAAGCTAAAGCTTGACCTGAAGCAATGTAGTAATCTTTCATAGCTTGTTGGAACTCTCTCATTGCACCAGTACCAGCAAATACAGTATACTCTGCATCTACAGCACCGTTAGTGTAACGAAGGTCAGCCAAGAAATTAGTAATTTGCTTTTCAGTTAGACCTGCACTATAAGTACCGATGTTACCTGAATCAATTTGAGCAAACAATCCATCTCCTGTAATGACTGGTTTACCAGCTTGGTATACAAGAGCATTACCGCTTGAATCAACGTTAAGCTTGTTATACCATTTTTGTACTTCCATTTCATACATGAATTTTTCACGAATGTCAGCTTCAGCTTGGAAATACCATACTCTTTCGCCTTGTGCTTCAACCCAAGTAACAGCAGTAGCTGCATCACCAGAAATCTCACCAGCTTGTCTGCAAGTGGAAAGATAGTTTCTGTACTTAGAAGGAAATGCTAAACTTCCATATCCTTTTTCAGACATTTCAGTATGAGCATTACCGATAATTCCAGCTCTTGCTCCAGCAGCAACGTTAGAAGCTGTAAGAGTAGAAGTAGAATCAGCATCTTGAAGGATCATAGTATAAGTATATCCTCCAGCAGATACAACTGGTTCAGTAATTACTAACGCTTGTTGTCCATCTTTGAATTTTAAGATGTCATTAGAATTAGCAAAGTTTTCAACGAACTCAGCAGTAAAAGGAGCTTTAGAAGCACCAGTTCCAGAAGTAGTACCAGTAGCAGTCATAGGTCTAGTTAAACGACCTTTAATCCACCATTCAAAACTGTTAGAACCAATTACTTTTTCACTAGCATATCTTCCCAATCCATCAGTCATAAACGTCAAAGCGTACTGTGGGTACTGACGAATGATAACCTTAGAAATCATTGGGTACAATAAGCTATTTTGACTTAAAGAGTTTTCTAATAAAGTAGAATCTCCAAAAGTACCTGTACTAATTTTTATTGCACTCATTTTA